GCAAGTTCGGAGAAAAGGATGAAAATGAAATTAGAAAAAGGTATGCCAATCAGCATCAACGACCAGGTAGCACATCCGAATCTGATGTGGCCGACGCCAGTACAGGACGACGTGCACCACAGGAAGGAGAAATACAAACAAGGGGGAACGGCACTGAGCACCAAGGCTGGTGGAGCTCTGAACCCAACGTGGGTAGAGTGGCTAATGGGGTATCAGGCAGGGTATACAGACTTAAAGCATTGGGAAATTCTATCGTCCCGCAAATCGCAACGGAAATAGGATATGCAATAATAAAAGCGGAGGGCTTATGGGAAATATAAAACAAGACATGAAAAGATTAGATAACATTGCAAACATGTATAATAAAACAGGTGGTGAGATGAGAGAGATGTGGAAAAAGAAATGGTATGATTTATTAAAAGATATATCTATGAGATTAGAAAGGGAAAAAAATAAATTATGTATGTAAAACATTTGCAAGAATATCTTGATCAATTTACCGATGGTAAAAAAGGTAATGCTGTCAGTAATGCTAGAGCATATATTGAGTTAGAAGATGGTACTTTGGCAGAAATTAGACGTATGGAGGTCTTAGAATCTACAATTATAGGTGATTCTTCTATCATGGTGGTAATGAAAGCTGATAAAAGCCACAAACTTGCTGTTAAGTCACCTACATTCAACAAAACTTAGAATGGTTCTAAACTATCGCCACTATAGTGGAGATTTAGGGCAAATTAGTTTTTGTTGTTACAATTTTCAAAACAGGCGGTGGTGGTGGCAGGCTAGAATTGTTATATATCAAGGCTTATTTAAGCACCTTGCCAAGCTACTCGGCGCGCGAGACATTTTTTTACTTTTGTAAACAATGTTTTGCCTAAAAATTCCACTTATAGTATAAACTCCTCATGCCAAGAAAACCCAAAAAGTCCAAGTACAAACATCTAGTTCTGAATAAAAAGAAGTATTACTTCTATACAATCCGTTGGGTTGATATCACGGGTGATGCGGGGCATGCTAATGCAGAAGAATTCTTAAACTTTAAACCATCAGTAATGATAACCAATGCATACATATTTCATAAAAACAAACACAATGTTTGGACTTTTAGTTCGTATGATGAGAAGGATGAGGTTTTTTCTGATCGGAATGTTTTTCCTCGGGCTGTGATTCTGAAGATGGAGAAGGTAACTCAGTAGATTCACCAAGTAAAACTTTATTATCATCTAAAATTTTTTCCATTCTTTCTCTCAATTGGTCTTCTGACATAGTATCTAAATTACCTGTAAGAATCATTTTTTGATCTATGTATAGTCCACCTGCTTTACCTCTAGCAACTTCTGCATTGGTAGCTGCAGACCAAGCACCTTTTTTTCTAGCTTCATCTCTAATCTTTGCGAGCTCAGTAATATGCTTTTCAAAAGTTATACCATACTTCTCCTGGACCTCTTGCCTTAACTCTCCTATGTATTGTACTACTAATGGAAAGTATTTAGCATTTCTCATCTCAGAAGCAGCTTGTCTAGGCCTTGTCTTATAGCCAGCTTCATAAGCACACTCTGACGGGGACATACGTCCTTCGTTGTAAACTAGTAATTCTGCGAATTTACGTTGCTGTTCTGTTAACCTTTTATCTTGTGTCATGATTGCTTTTTACTACAATATGTAGTACATTTCAATACGGTAAATTACGGTGAAAAGAGAGAGTAAATTTTGGCAATTAGTTAAGAAAAATACTCCCAATATTCAGTGGACTAGACTAGAGTCTTGGACTAGTTTTGGTACACCAGATCTGTTGGGATATAACGATTCTTGTGGTTTTTTCATGTGTGAGTTAAAGGTAACTGACAACCATAAAATACACTTTTCACCACACCAAAAAATGTTTCATATGACCAGAACAAAACGTAATTTCATCTTAGTCCAGGCCACCTCTCCTCGAGCCATAAAACTTTATGAAAGTTCCGCGATCCATGGCTTGCTGCTCGATCATCGTGAAACGCCATGCTTGGCGCTTGATGATTGGAATCATATTGAACGCTTGTTGCTTGGTTCTGATCTTGATGCTTGAAGCTTGTAACTTTTCTTGTTGCTTGTAGCTTGTAACTTATTTTTATTTTTTTCTTCGCTTGTAGCTTGTGCTTGTAGCTTTTTTAATTCCTGGTAAAATTTTGGGTGTCGGAAGCAATGAGTCATTAGTGAGCCAAATAAGCAATATTTTTGACTTTCTTATCCCAACAAGCTCTACAACTCAAGCATTTGTTGCCCTGCTGCGGAGCGGGGCAGGTTGCCTTCTTTGGGTCCTTAACTACCGTTGATGTGTTAGGCCATGAGCTCGGCGCTGCCTGGTCTACCATGGGCGCGCTGAATCTTATGCACAAATTTTTAGGCGCTCGGCTTTCATACTTTTTAATCCAAGCTTCACGCGTCGGCAGCCAATGGTCGACGTCAGGCGTCAACCTGCATACTTTGTAAATTTTGGCCAGGTGCTTCAGGTCTTGGACGTCTCCGCTGTCGTGCCATCTAAATTCTTTTGATCGCTTCGCGCTGATCTGGGCAGCCATGGCCCGGACCCACCCTGGATGCTTCAGGCTGTCTAGTCTGTGGTATTGAGCTGCTTGTACTACCTTAAAAACATAACAACCTTTTAAAGCGTAGCAATCATAACAAGTCGAGCCCTTCACAGCTTGCAGCTTGCCGCCTGTCTTGCACTCTTTAGCAGGTAACCCGTAGCTCCAACCAGGCATTTTTGAAGGTTTGGACAGCGAGCCAGTCAGCTGCTGTAATTGTTTTTTATTCATAAAAATATTTTCCTTTCTAATTCCTATATAATCCCATTAATTCAATTGTCAAGCCTTAAGCTGCCCAGCAGCTCGCCGCGGCGCTTGTTGCTTGTGGTTTTAAAAAAATAAAAGTTTTGGCCGTCGACCCTGAGAGCTGCCAGCAGCGCGCCGCAGCTCGTGGCTTGTTGCTTGTGGTTTTTTAGAATAAAAAAAATAAAAGTCCTGCCGGTCCTGGTGAGCTCGTGGCTTGTGACTTTGATAAATTATAAATTTAGGTTTCATGAGGTGTGAGGGTCCTGGTGAGCTCGTGGCTTGTGGCTTTGGTAAATAAAAAATAAAAAATTATACTTTAGAATCATTCTAACCTGGTCCTGGAGTGAGAGGTGTTGCATAATTGCAACACCTCGTAGAGCTTTTAGTTTTTTTTCGGAAATCCCTCGGTCATTGATTGAACTGAAATATTATCAGAACCAAAATTATCTGATAACATTTTGCCTAATTGTCCTATCATTTTGACCTCGGCGTGTTTTTCGTGTTTATCGCGATATTTAATATATTCCTCATTATTCGCGAGTAAGCTGAATTTGGTATGATAACCAATAAAATTTTCATAACCATTTTCAGTATCAGCAGTTTTTAACTCGGATATGTACCATTCATTATTTTTAAAAATATATACATATTCGATAAAAGCGTCGCCAGATAAACCTCTCATATAGATCCATTCATCTCTATATGTTCTCGCCTTATCTAGTTTTCTATTCCAATCCCTATGGTAAAAACTGCATTTATCAATGCTTTCGTCGATATAACTCGCGTCGCCATAATTAAACAATTCAAGCGCTTTTTCGTATGAATTGTAATAATCCATTAGAGTTGTACCAACACCATAAGGATAGCCATCAGAATGACAATAAATCGCCTTAACTTTCTTATTTGGCAATTCTATTGCTATATTTGACCTTGTACTCATTTTTATTCTCCTTTTTTAGATTTGACAGAATATCCCATAATTGATAAAAGAAGTCAATCGTTAAATCAATAGAAAGGAAAAAAAGATATGGCGAGAAGAATAAGACTGAACCAAGGTTATCGAACCAAAGTTAAAAATAGAATTCGACAACACTTGGAACAAGAACCAACCCAAGAGAAAATCGAATATGATGATTTGAAAGCACAACAAATCGACATAAACGACAATGCTTGGAAAGTTGCAGAGAATATAGTTAGACGACATTATACTTTAGATGATGTTGAAAAAGCTTATTATTTGCAAAATAAGTTTGAAAATGTTTCGACTATTGCAAAAGATAGTTGCTTTCATTTTCATTATATCGGTAATGTGGAAAGTACAGATTATGACAACAATCCAATTACTGAACAAAAGACAATCGAAAAACATTTTGATTTTCGATTAAATGGTTCACTCGATATGGAAAATAACAATAGTTATCATAGAGGCGATAATGAATATGGTTATGCTTTATTTAGAGATGAACTGAAAGCCCAAGATGATTGCAACCCAGATATTAATATTGAAATGGACGGAAAGGAAAGCAATCCTCATTGGACTAAATATAAAGATAACAATAATCGTTATCTTGGTAATGATAGTAAAGGATATGGACGAGAGTGGAATGAAAAATATCAATTAGATTTAATTGGTAGAGATTATTGTAGAGATCGTTCAATCGCTTGTACTGAACAAGAGTTTGCAATTTTGCAAGAGTGGAAAGCGCAAAAGGGCAGATTTGTTATGGCGCATTATAAGTGGATTAAATCTATCCTCGATCAGATGAAAGAAATTTCACTTGGTTTAAAAGGGTATCAGTATCTTGACGAGGCAATCGAGTTATGTACTGAACTTGGATTAGATATAAAAGATCACGAAATAATTAGTGTCAATAGTACAGGCCTAATCATTTACCAACCTAAAAATCTAGCTGATAGGATTAAAGGAATGAAAAACAAAAATATCAGTAGAGAGGATAAGATAAAAGCTAGATTGTTGTATGAAAGTCAGCAATCAGAAAGTGTAAATTAAAACATTGTAAAAAGTGTGGGATAGTATAATATCCCACACTAGAAAGGATAACAAAAATGAGTAAAATGTTTTATATCGCTTATTATTCTCACAAGGATAAAAAGCACATAACAAGACGAGGAAAGCACGACGAAAAAAGTAAATTCGGTGTTAATAAAAAAACTCAACAACCTTATTATATTTATTTTGATATTGATAAAAATAATTATCGTTGCGCGAGTGGACAATGGAAAGTGAGGTATTAATTATGCCCATGGAAATAAAAGTAATATTATTATTCGGTGTATTAGTGTTATGCGCCGAGCTTTACAAAAGGCTTTTTCATGACTAAATATTGTCAAAGTCCTATCTGTCATATGTATAATACAAAAGACAGAATAAGAGGGAGTAAAGGCTCGAAAGTTTATCGAACTAGATACCCAAGTAAATATCTCTATAATTCTTTTTGTAGCAATAAGTGTATGCATGATTATTTAACTGCACACATGCAAAGGATTATCGCACACATTGGCGAGAGAGATAAAAAAGAACGACCAATTAATCAACCAGATTATTGGGCATTGTGCCAACAGAGAAATTTAAACTATTGGCAAGATAACGACATCATTCAAGAGATCGCAAACTCATCATAAACTTTTTATTGCGTGGCGCTTACGCGCCACGCTACGCGCGTCGCGCTTTAAAATAAAAGCGCGTAGCTCGTTACTTATTATTTTATATAATATATATATTTAGATTGTAACTTAAGTACTAATAATATCGATAGAGGTACCAGGGCAGCTCCGAAATTTGACTTTGCCTCGACCCCCCACCCCCTAAAACAACAAAAGGGATCCTAACATATACACACTAGTTGTTTGATTTACACTTAAATAAGTGCTAAATACTTTGTGAGGTTCCATGGACATAAATAATATCGATTTAAGTAAACTTCCACCTGACTCTAGGAAGGAGTTTATGAAGCTGGCAATTAAACTCTCTGAGAAGAAAAAGGGGTCCCAGGTCAGTTCTGATTTCTTAACTTTTGTAAAACACATTTGGCCACAATTTATAGAGGGGTCCCATCATAAAACCATCTCAGAAAAATTTAATAAATTAGCAAATGGAGAAATAAAAAGATTAATTATAAATATGCCACCAAGACATACTAAGTCAGAGTTTGCATCTAACTTATTACCTGCTTGGATGATTGGTAGAAAACCAGATTTAAAAATTATACAGACCACACACACTACAGAACTCGCCGTCCGTTTCGGACGTAAAGCCAAGACGTTGATTGATTCTCCAGAGTATCAACAAGTATTTAAAACAAGACTCAAGGAAGATTCACAGGCTGCGGGTAAATGGGAGACGTCACAAGGAGGTGAGTACTATGCAGCGGGTGTGGGGTCGGCAATAACTGGTCGTGGAGCCGATTTACTTATTATCGACGACCCACACTCAGAACAAGATGCAATGAATGGTGCTGCTTTAGAAAAAGCTTATGACTGGTATACATCAGGACCAAGACAACGTCTTCAACCTGGTGGATCTATTGTACTCGTTATGACTAGATGGAACAGTAAAGATTTAACAGGTGCATTACTTCGAAGTCAAAAAGAAGTAAAATCTGATGAATGGCATGTCGTAGAATTTCCCGCAATTTTACCATCAGGTAAACCTGTATGGCCAGAGTATTGGAAACTTGATGAACTCGAAAGAGTCAAAGCTTCGTTGTCCGTGGGTAAATGGAATGCACAATGGATGCAGAATCCAACATCAGAAGAAGGATCGATAATTAAACGTGAATGGTGGAACGTGTGGGATGAAGATCATATACCTAAATTACATCACGTTATTCAATCATATGATACAGCATTTTTAAAAAAGGAGACAGCTGATTACAGTGCAATTACAACATGGGGAGTCTTTTATCCAACACAGGATAGCGGACCGAACTTAATTTTACTTGATGCATTGAAAGGCAGGTATGAATTTCCAGAGTTAAAAAGAGTGGCTAAAGAGCAATACGACTATTGGAAACCTGAGACAGTTGTGATAGAATCTAAGGCTTCAGGGTTGCCTTTGACTTATGAATTGCGTAAGATGAACATACCCGTGGTAAATTTTAGTCCTAGCAAAGGAAACGATAAGCATGCTAGGGTAAACGCTGTGGCGCCGTTATTTGAGAGTGGACAGATTTGGGCTCCTGAGCAAAAATTTGCTGAAGAGGTTATTGAAGAGTGTGCAGCGTTTCCTTATGGAGATCATGACGATCTTGTCGATTCTATGACACAAGCAGTTATGAGATTCAGACAAGGTGGTTTTGTAAGCCACCCAGAAGATGCTGTTGATGATCCACTAGAACAAAATAATTTTGACGGAAGGTACTACTAATGTACAGAAAAAGATATCTAGCAGGTGGTTTAATTA